CTTGTCTTCAAGCCGTAATGGTTGCCAGTTATAAAACGCCTGCGTTTTCTGGCAAGGATGTCGCGAGCCTTTTCTCGGAGGCAGTCGGTGTGTGGGAGGCGTACTCTTCTGTACGTCTTCCCGTGCCCGATTGCCTTGCCGAGGACTCGATCGACCTCCACCAAGCCAAGAAGTTTTGCGTGGGACTTCTTGAGAACCCTGACAATCACGCCTGGTCCACACCCTTATCGGCCTGTTCTTCGAGAACCCGGTTTGCGGTGGGGGGCTCGCTCTTCCTTTTTAGGAAGTGCTTGCCCTTGTCTTCCCCGGCCTCCGAGCTTCGGTCCCAGCATAGGGAGAGACTTTGTTTGCGCAAAGATCTCCCCGTGCTTCCTTCCGGTTACCTCCCCCATGTCCGTAGGATCGCACGTGAGTGTTTTCCTTCGGGCTGGGATCGGGGTTACCGTGACCTTGCTTGGTCGGCCTGTCCTTCCGTGTCCTCCTGTCTGGAGAACAGTAGGGGTAAGGGTGGGGCGCGTGCGCTTCACCTCGACCGCTCCGAGTTCCTTGCTCGTACCTTGAGAGGTTCACCTTTCGATATCCCTAGGGATGTTCGTTATGTGAACGTGGCTCTCGACGGTAAGGATCGCGGTGTGACGGTCGCCTCTGCCCAGCAGGGGGTCCTGAGGCCTTTGCATAAGGCTCTCTACGACCGGCTTTCGCGGTGTTCTTGGCTTCTTCGTGGTGAAGCCACACCAAGTAAGTTGGACGGAATGCAGATGTGTGACGGTGAAGTTTTCGTCTCCGGCGATTACGAATCCGCCACGGACTACCTCCCCACCGAGGTTGCGGTCGCCTGTCTAGAGGTTATGAGGCAGACTTCGTTTTGGATCCCCCACTCTGTGTGGGAGGCCGCCATATCTTCCCTTCGGGCGAAGCTACGGTACGAAGACTGCTCTGTTCCTTTTGAGCAGGTCGGTGGACAGTTGATGGGGTCGCTTCTTAGCTTCCCCCTCCTTTGTCTGCAAAACTATATTGCCTTTCGTTGGGTCTTCCCGGCCTCTGTGCCGGTGAAGATCAACGGGGACGACATAGTCTTCCGTTCGACTTTGGACCAGTTTGACCGCTGGTCCGCGGTGGTGGGGCAGTTGGGGTTGCGCCTGTCTCGAGGGAAGACGTTGGTGAATTCTCGGTTTTTTTCCGTTAATTCTTCTTTCTTCTTCGCCCGATCCGGCAAGTCCCCCCGTCTGCTGCCCGTGACCCGCTTGTGTTCTCTTGTCCGTCCC